GTCGTTAGTGAATCCGAAGTCCATTCCCACACACCTTTTTTTGCACAAATCGGGAATGCGCGGTATAACCTTTACATTTGTGAAAATCAGACCCTCGATTACACTTTGCAATCCAAGTCCATATATGCGCCACAGATTCTCATTCTTGTGTTTGAGGCTTTCTATTTCTTCAATTACTGTACGCTCCAAAAAAGGGTTGTCCTTATACGTGCTGACGAAATGATATGTCTTAGGTTCGCTGTTCAATGCACATATCCAATGTTCGTCAGAAAAGGACGGATTATAATCTACAATAGACAAGCGAGTCGTGCGCATCTTCAACTGTTCAAACTCGATATACGAAAGTTCATTCGCCTCGTTAACGAACAATATATCTCGCTTTCGACCACGCAATTTCTGTTCGTTGTCGGTGGAGAAAAAGTCCACCCAAGACCCATTTTGAAACGTATAAATCAAGTCTGACTTATTGAGACGTTTTTGATTGTAAAGATTCATCTTGATTAAGATTTCCTTGAAGTCCACCAATACAGACCCTTTCAGCGCGGGAAGGGTCTTGCGGACAATAGACAAGCGAGTACCAGCATTATTGATGCAATACAATATTAGCCATATCAGCGTATTGTAAGTTTTGCTACTGCGTGCCGACCCTTGTAAGGATATAGCCGTGTACCCTTGCGCGAATGCTTTTGCAATCTTGCCGAATATCTTAGATGTCTGAATCTTCATTGCTCGTTGTATCTACATCTTCTGTCTTGTCAATAATTTCTACTTGAATTGTCTGCTTTATCGCGTCGCCGCCACTTGTTACGTCCACATTCTTCTTTTCAGGCGAATACAATCCAAGCAACTTGCGCCTTTCGATTGTCGCCTTGTGTATGATGTCGAGGTATCGCGGGTCTCCAGACGGCGACATTAATTCGCTACTTTGCGATATTCCAGTCATCGTTATGGAGTTATCGTCGCTGCCGTTGCCGCCGCCGTTGGGATTTGTCGGGACACCGTGCTGCGTCGCTCTTTTTTTCTCAAATGTTTGTTTCGACTTATCCCACGCATCCCAAGCCTCCTTGATTATATCATCAATGCGCTGTAATTCAAGTTGTACGTACTCCTCTGTGCTCATCAGGCTTGTCTGCCGCCATTCAGCAAGCAAGAACTTTATGTCCGATGCCACGGTAGAAGGGCTACACGTTTGTAAGTCGAGCCGTGCCTTGATTTCCTCAGCCATTTCTCGACAAGTGTAGCCGCGTTTCAACAACTGCGCTATAAGCGTCCTGCGCACTGTTTTCAAATTATTGATATGTTTTGGCATAGTCGTATGTGTATATTAAATCTCCGTTTTCGTCTGTTCCTGTCGGTTTTATCACGCCATAGAATAATTTGTATGGGCTTTGTCCACATTGCGGATTATTCCACAAGTAACGCATATAATCCGACATCTTCATTTTTGCGAATTGCGCCCGCCTTTCGGTGCTGTTCAAATTGAAACCATTTGCCTTGACAAATTCAAAGTTGAGCAATTGGTCAATGTCCTTCTTGACTTCCGAAAAACGCACCGTGCCGTTTTTCTTTGCGATTTGCAAGGCTTCGCACCACTGACCGTGCGAGTAGTTCCAATCAGGCGGCAACCCACAACACGAACCATTGTTGCACCGCTCCTTGAAGTGCGCATCGGATACGTAGAACCTCATACCCTGTTCTTTGCAAGCCTGTTCCATTTTTTGCACGAACGGCTTTTTGATTTCACGGTTGAGACGCATATAGCCACCTGTTACGCTGTATTTGCGATAGAACTCCCAAAGGTCGAAACCGCATAATTCGCTTATGTAGTGAATGTTTTCTTTAAGTTCCTTACTACGCTGTTCTACGCAGAAAAATTCGGTGCTTAACGCCGTTGCTCCACGCTGCCCAGCCTCCTTGATAAGGTCGAGATACGAGGGTGTCGATACGCCTATGATGAAAGGTCGCAGCCTCAGAGTTGCACCTCCGGCGTCTGCCTTGGCTATCCTTTCGAGTGCGGCAAGACGTTCTTGCGGCGTCGGCACACCACGCTCCACCACCTTAGCCTTGCCCTCGTCAAGGGTAATGATAGAGAACTTAAAGTTCCAATTTTTCTGTCCCCTGACAAGCGACATATAACGCTCGTCCTCAGTCCACCACGTCGATTTCGTAGAGAAACACAACGGATAGTCGATTTCCTTGAAGAATTTGAGCAACTCCAAAGTTACTCCGAACTTGCGCTCGAAACCGTCGAATTGGTCGCTAAGTCCACCCCATTGCATTACTCTGCGTTGCTTGATGTATTCCGCGAACTGACCGCCGTATTTATCAGGCTCGGTGAACATACGCTTAATTTTGTCAACGCTCACAGGCTTGACCTGTTTGTGCAAATACTCTTCCTTGCCATTCCCTACCGCCCTCTGAAATTGTGAGAAGCAATAGATGCAGTTGAATGAGCAATTCGAGTAGGTGTCGAATGTCATAGGCATCGAGCAATCGGCGACTTCCGCCGTCCACCGTGGTGATTGATAGTAAGCCATCTCTATTCTATGTTTAATTCCATTTCATAATCGTTGTCCTTTACGCCGACAATCTTTGCTCCGATATGCAACCAAAATCACACTCCGCTGCCTTTTCGTTAATCGGTGTGCGGAGTGTGATTTTGGTTATCCCCAACGCCTTGGCTCTCGCCAGAAGTCTGTTCAGCACTTTTCGTCCTAAGCCTTGCCCTTGGTATTCAGTACGCACGGCAATTTCAATCAGCCTGATGTGATTTTTTGCGCGAGTGGCGAAATACAGAGCCTTATTGCCGTACAATTCGCTCATCACTTTGTCGGCATTATAGTGCTGCGCAGTACGGAAGTAAGCGTATGTCTTTTTGCTTATGTCCGAGCCACAGTCATAACAGATTTCCTTCGCCGTCTTTTCGTTGTAAACCGTCCACATTGTTGCAATAATTAAGTATCCATTCCGCTATTTCGTCGGTGCTGTGCTTTGCTGTGTTAACCGCGACAGCGTCAACACCTATTCTTTTCATTTTCTCAAAGTTTTTTGCTAAAAACCTTTGCTTATCGATGCTTTTGTGCGACAAAGCAACGCCGCTGCGCTTTTTTATGCGTTCGGCTAAGGTTGCGGTGTCCGCAAATAATACCACCCACAATCTACGTGGTGCGGCGAATACAGCGTTGGTAATATTTATGCCGAAAGAATGCAGCATAGAGCCTTCGGCGAATACGACATCAACCCCTTTGCCGTGAGCGAGTTTTATCAAGTTTGCCAACGAACGTGTGTTCTTTATCCAATCAACACCGACGTTGGTTTTACTGTCGGAGTCGTATTTGCCTAACACAGCGTATCGCGAGTTGTTGAGATACGTGATATTATCCTCGAACCTTTCAATACCACCAAGCCGACTGATAATGTTTCTCATCAACGTCGTTTTACCTACGCCATTTGTCCCAGCAAAAAATATCGCCGTTTTCATTTCGCTAACTTTATTATCAAGTTACCATACTTCGCACTTTCCGCAGCCTCGTTAAGCATACGCTCGGTGTAATATCCGTTGTACCGCGTTCCCTTATGCACCATTTTGTAAAAAGCGCACAGCGTCCCCATTACATCAAAAGCATTGCTTTTTGTGTCTTTTTTCGCTTGAACAAGGAACTTATTAAGTTTGTCAACATCATACGCCCCTACAATCAAAACCGCACCATTAGTGTAATTTTCGTCTTTTTCCCAATCAGGGGTAAAATCATCATCCCAATCAGGCTTGAAGATATTGATATAATTTTCCAATAACAACTGCGCAGCGTATCTTGAAAAATAATACCATTTATTCACTTCATTGTACGCCTCTTGTGTAGAATTTACTTTTTGTAACCGTTCCTGTTTCTCGGCGGACAATTCGCACAACAATCTTTCAAACCGCTCGGGGACAATCCCTACCCAACGTCTGTCGGTGCGGAATTTTAAGTGCTTTATATTCCTTTCACCCTCAATCAGCATAGCGAGCGCACTTGGTATGTGGTACGTCATAGTGTAGAAATAGATGAGTCTGAACGAATCCCACTCGGACAAGGCGTAATGCTTGGCGAGCGAGGCAATCATTCGCTCCTCGACACCAGCGTCGCCTTGTAAGTGGTATTCTATGTATTCAGCGTAAGTCATACTATTGCTTAACTATTTCGTCGAAGTTGTAGATAATCTTGTCTATTTTCTCTATGCCGAGCAATGCCGCCACTTCTGCACCTTTGTCTTTGGGGTACACGATAATCACGCGCTCCATCGGTCTTTCGTCAGTGCCTTGAATTTTCGGCAATTCATCAGCAGTTAGGTCTATCCCTTGCAATTCAGGCGGTAAACTTTCTTCAAATTCGCCATCATTTTCCGCATCTGACGGAGTAGAATAACACCCAGTAGTAGGTTGCTGCTGAGGTTGCGGATTATCAGATTTTTGCGTAAATGGTTGC